CTTATTAAGGAACGTGACAATGCCCTCATTAGTTTTCTCTCTTCCCTTGTATACAGCCTCAACCAGAGGACCCAAGTTAAGATAAATGGAATCGGTATCAGAAGCAATAACATAATCTTCACCTTCAGTTTTTAAAATTTTATTAATATGAGCATTCATCCTATTCTCTATCCATCGAATAGAAACCTGCCCCGACAGAGTAATAGCCTCTGCATTTGCTAATTTATAATATCTAAAGTATTGATTACCAATAGCACCATAGGCAGAGTTAAGTTGAATCTTACGTGCCATCTGAATATTATTACATCTGGCAATCTCTTTAGTAAGAGCATTTGATGGATTCTTTTCATATTCCTGCTTTGCAGCAAGCATCTTCTTTTTGTATATTGTTCTATCCTTATAAATCTTCTCCATCAACTCTGGTAAAAATCCACGCACATCCTTACGATACTGTGCCCCATTAGCACATACTGCAAATTCACCATCAATCTCAATATCCTGATTTAGAAGCCCTTCAACGCTCGCGCTGGGATGTCTAGTCTCCCAGAGGGTTTCTGGACTGATATTGTACTGCATAATAAGATGAGGGTAGAGGCTATTAAGGTCAAAACTAACCACCCAATCATACTTTCCTGGAATCGGTTCCTTAACATATGCTCCTGCGTACTTTGCGTCCTTATCGGATCTTTCTTTTGGTGGAATAACAATATTCCGTTTCTTTAAATAATTATAGATTATCGTATCCCACATGCGAACCTGAGAGAATACATCGGCATAATTTGCCTTTGCGTCATATGCCATAACTATGGCAAGTTCAATCAGTTTCATCTTGTCTTCCATACGGTCAACAAGTTCCACGTCAATTATATTATACTCTACGAACTTCTGCCAACCCTTTGTGTAGAAGTCCTTAAATGTATCAAACTCAGAGTGGTCTAACTTCTGCTGACCAAGTTCTACCTTTGCAATATAATCCAACCTATAAGACTCCTGTGCCTTATAAGTAAACTTCTTATAAAGATTGAGATAGTCTAACTGGGTAACTCCACCAATATCATAAGTAATATTCCTCCGACCCATAATATGAATTTCTTTCTCTGTCACCAATCCCCATGGTGACATACGTTTCAATAATTTCTCACCTAAAATCCTATCCAAACGACGACAGAGATATGGAATATCATACAATTCACTATTCCATCCAGTAATAACTTCTGGTGTATTATTCTCAATCATCCACCAATTAATAAAATCACTTAAGAGTTCATACTCAGTCCTGAATGATTTGTATATTACATTATCCTGCTTATTATTAAATGGGCCCAATCCCCATGTTCTTATCTGCTTAGTATTATAATCCTGGAGGGTGATAAGAAGTATCTCCTCTGCAGCAGATTCTACATCAGGGAATCCATTCTCCGACTTAACCTCAATATCAATGGTCGTTATCTTAATCTGACTTACATCAAACTTTATCTCTTCCTCAGGATACTTATCAGAAATATACTGGTATATAAACCTCTCATTCCCATAGATCCTAAAGTTTTCTACACCATCATACTTCTTAATAAACTCACGACAATCCCTTACAGAACCAGGTTCAACTGGTTCAACAGAATCACCTTCCAAAGTCTTATACTTACTCTTCCTTTTAGAAGAGACAAAAAGAGTTGGATAGAACTTCTCTCTAGTCGCAAAGTGTCTTCCATTTTCAACACCACGAACTAAGAAGTTGTCTCCAACCATTTGAACGTTTGTGTAAAACCTCATTTCTTTTTAGTAAGAGCTTCGTATTTTTCTAGAATTTGAGGTGCCGGTTCTGCTAGTGTAATTATTTTATCAGAACTTATCATGAAAGTCTTGTCATGTGAAAATGCACTCAACCAAAGTGTAAGTGTAACCTTACCTTCTTGAATAGTAAGTTTCTCATCAGTAGTTTTTAAGATGACTGGATTAACCAACCTACAATCAGGTTCTCCAATTTCACCACCAACTTCTTCAATTTCACTTACCAAAATATCTTTACTTGTCAATACTATCAATTTAATTATCTTGGTCATTTACCTTTTCCTCATACATTTGTTTAATGCTATTTACAGGCTCCACAATGGTTACAATCCATTCAGGTGCCACTGGAATTTTTTCCTCTTGGGTTAATAAAATCCATGGAGAAAGAGATACCTCTATATTTCCAGAAACCTCAGTCTGTTCAGTAAGCAGAATAGGATTTCTTGTGTCCACAATATGCGGTCTGGTAAAAAGATATCCACATACTTTATCGTCTGATATCAATTCTTTAACATCAGCAATTACAGATTCACCAGATTTTAATAAGGCAAGTTTGATTGACATTTTTTATTTAATCTCCTTTATATTATACCAATAAAAAAGAGGGGTGTCAACTGGATTATGCCAGTTACCCCTCCGGTAGCGACGAAAATATTCAATTCTATTTAGAACCAATCCTTTCTGGCGTGATGGTCAGGAACTATCTTCCCTAACTCCACGGTGAGGAGTCCGTCTTCAAAGCTGACGGATCTAATCTCCGTATCGTCTGTGATCGTCCAAACTCGTTCAAAGGAACGTTGGGCCAGTCCTTTGTGGACAAATTCTCCAACATCTTTTGATTCTTCTTTTTGGCCTTCGACATATAATTTTCCAAACTCTGTATAGACTTTAACTTCATCTTTCTTAAACCCCGCAAGGGCGATTTCGAGTCTCGATTCATGGTTATTTAAATGTACTAAATTGTATGGTGGATAATTTGACGTTGGTACGGGTGCATTAAAAAATCTGTCTAGATAATCATCCATCCCTATGCCATTTTGTCTTATCACCTTCATCAATTCTGGAAGGTTGGCACTATGATACGTTGCTAGGTTAGTCATTGTTAGCTCCTTGTTAAGCGAGTTTGTGTTTTGTGAACCCCGAAGGCATTCACCTATATTTATAGCACAAATGCTTATTTGGAGTCTTCGGTTAACTTGGTAAGTTTGGTTCGGGTATCTTCCCAATCTTTAACCGGATACGTAAAACCACCCCATTTTTCTACATGATATGCTAAAGGATAATCATTCTGACCTCTCTCCATCATATCACCAAAAAAATGCAATTCATCCTCCTTATTAAAATCTCTTAAGATCTGACTTTTATTTACCCCAATGGGTGCAATATCAATACCCGTTTGTCCTCCCACATTAAATTCAACATCAATAAAATTATATCTAAGTCTACACAACAATTCTCTTCTTTCATGGGTCTTATTATCCCACTCCACATATTGTTCTCTACCTTCCCCTTCACCTCTACCCAATATACTGAAGTTGACTCCACCAGGTCTTCGCTCAATATGATTACCATTCCGAATAGGAAACTCACTCCACTCCAATTCCTTCAATAAACGCTCTTCAACGTACTCTGGAAGTTCCCAATCATCTCTATAGATATTCTTATCACCTTCATATACATCGCTGCCCGAACAATTATAAACCCTGCATACCTTGTTATATAATTCTTCACCAATTTGCTCCAGAGTCTTATCTCTATCACTACCCGTCACAAGATAAACATCATTATTAGATGAAAACTCCATAAAGAATGATAGAAACTCCCCATCTATCTTTTGTCTACTGGGAGTCAATGTTCCATCAACATCAAAAATAAATTTTCTCATAATCTAATCCTCTATTTGGGATAGTTCATAACTCCAATCTTCTATTACAGTATTTGCAAACAATAAATCACTAGCCTTTGCCAATTCTCTATTAGCATGTTCCCTATCAGGTGCTTCAAATTCTATATCAATTGCTTTGCCCAATCTCAACTTAGAACATTCTCTAAGATCAGCAACCCTAGTAACGTTTGCTCTGACCGCATTACCTGCAGCATCAGATACGTTTGCTCTAAGTCTAATAAAAACAATTGCTTTAAATTTCATAACAATTTTTAATAACGGGACAGATGGGATTTGAACCCACGACCTTCGCAGTGACAGTGCGATGCTCTAAACCTGCTGAGCTACTACCCCTTTTCAACCGTTTTCTAACGGCATTGTCACTAACACCAAACATTCTACCAGTAGCAGAATAACCGTTTTTAAAAACTAATTTTTGTAGTTCTTGGTTACTTGGCCAATCAGCAACTTCTCTATTTTTGCGAGAGCATTTTACTGAACAGAATATTTGAGTGATAGTTGTTAATTTTCCACACTCTTTACAAGGGTGCTTCGGTTTTTCTGGTAAAGGTTTATCCTTAAAACTCTCATCAAATTTTAGCACATTATCTGGGATATTAGCAATACCAGCATGGACTTCACGATGACAGTTAGAGCATAAACAAACACACTTTCTAAGTTCTTCAACAAATAATTGTCTATTTGCCACAGATCCTGTTAGTGTGAAATCTTTTTGGGATGGATCAAAGTGATGAAACTCTAATGCCTCAACACATTTATCATAACCACAAATACCACACTTACTACCAAAAGCATCAACTGCCCATCTTTTTCTTCTTTGACGAAATTGGACAACTGATTTGCCAGACATTCTAACCTCCAACT